TCATAAACACTGCTAAACATTGTATCATTCTCTGCCATAATTTATCCTATGTAAATATTGAACTTGCAAAATCGTTTACTATACCACCAAACATACCACTACCACCAGAAGAACTACCACCAGAAGAATAGTTATTCATACCTCCTAACATTCCACTGTAGAATCCTGCCTTAGTATCTGCTAATGCTAAAGAACCTAATGATACACCTTCAACATTAACTCCTGTATGAGAGCCTTGACCTATAGCTCTTGCCAAATCTGCTTGAGCCATTAAAGTTCTTGGTGCATCTATAGCAGCATTACCAAACGCTAGTTGTTCAGCAGACAAAAGGTTTCTTTCTCCCATTGCCATCTCTCTAGACTTAAGTGCTTCTTGTAATCTACGCTGATTAACTTGTTCCCCTAAAGACATATTAGCATAAAACTCTTGTGTTCCTCCAACACCCCTAGCAAGGTTTTGTTCGGCTAAACGATTTCTATCTTGCCTGTCTCTAAACTCATTAGCTTTATCAAACATACTAATTTGATTAATAGTACGCTCATCCATATTGTAAGCGTTTAACTCTTCACCTGCTCTTCTCTCAGCTCTTAGCCATCCATCCATAACTGATTGAATTTCAGGGTCAAGCTCCATAAGCATTTCTTCAGTCTCTTCATCAAAAGTTACTCGACCTGCAGGACCAAAGACATCTTTAGGTAAAGAACGCTTATAAGCCTCGTCCATAATACCTTTTTGATAATCTCTATTCTCTCTATAAATATCTTCTAGATTTCCTCGAGCTCCTGCACCTATAAGAGAACTTAGCAATCCTCCTAAGTTTAGATTTCCCGTTTTTTCAGCTACCCCATTTCCTGAAGTAATTTGAGTGGGTTTAAAACCTCCTCCGGGTTGCGTGTATCCTACTGGTCCATCTGCCATTCTATTCTCCTATGCTGTGCGTTTGTACATATACACTACGATATATGGTTGTACATTTGTATGTGCCGAGCCACTTCCTGTAGCATCAGTAGTTTTAGTTCCTATAACATTGTAAGAAGGGTTACTACCACCATCTGCTGATATAGGCTGTTGTTGTGCATTTGCACTAGCAGTACTTGGTGACTGTGTAAAACTAAAAGTATGCGTGTGTGAAGGCAACTCAGATGTTGTTAAAGTATGTGTCTTTGTACCACCTGTTTCTTCAGCAGTATCAAAGTCTGTATCACTTGCGTCAATACCTACTGGAACTTTACCTGCACCAAATGCTGCCCAAGTTCCCATTCCTAAAAGAGTAGCAGGAGCGGTACTTAATATTGTCGTGTATATAGAACCTACTGGATAAACTAAATTATTAATGGCTGCTTGGTCTAAAGCTGCTACTGCTGTTGTAACAAAAGCTGTTGTTGCTATTTTAGTAGTATTGTTTCCTGCTGATTGTGTAGCAGCAGTACCATTATTCATAACAAAATCTTCGCCAGAATCTCCGTTTAAATCAGCTTTAGAATTAACTGCTGTTCTTACTGTTGTAAATTCAGTATTAAAATCAGAGCCAGATATTACTTTCGCAGCATCACTATCTGAGAGAGCATCTTTTCCTGACCAATTGACTGCTAAAGTATAATTACTCATCGTATTTTCCCTTGTAAATGTAAAATTGATAAATCTTGTATTGACGCATTATAACCATTACTTACTATAGACATATTTAGTTTTAAAGTTTTAGCACTGCCTGCTAGAGGTGTAGAATATTCTTGTAATCCATATATAGGAGAATATTTAGAAGCACCATATAAAGAAGTAGACGCACCCCATAAAGCTGTAGTTCCTGTAGTAGCAGGTCTTAAAGAAATTTGAGTTGTGTCAGAAGAAACTACACCAAAATCTTTGTACCATTTTAAACCTAATGTAGCACCACTACCCCCTTCTAAAACAAGTATCATTCGTTTAAGAAGAGAAGCTATAGTTCCTTGGCTTAAAGGTATCCATATGCTAGATACATCAGCAGTAATCCCGCTATTAGATAACACAACTGAACCACTAGCAAAAGACATATCCGTATCAAAATAACCTTCATACCCTGCTATGCCCCCGTCTTTTTGTCCTGTAAGATACCCATAAGTTTCTGTATAACACATACTTGCAGGCTCTCTATCGTTGTCAAAAGTCCAAGTAGTTATTCGAGGCTCGCCATTAGGCGTAAAATGTTTAAAGTCAAACACATAATTAATATTCTTATCTGTAAATGACAATATGTATATACCTTCATTTTCTACATATACACTTTTAACATCTGTTAAATCACTAGCACCAATGTTTCTTATTAGTGTGTCTTTAATATTTTTACTTATGTCAGTTAAAGGTACTTTGTCTTTTTCTGATGTACGAGCTAATGACCTAAGACCTGTGTTAGACAAAAATACTAAGTCATCGCCTATAGCTTGAACGCTATCTCTAGCAATACATCCTATTCCTCTAATTACTTCATTAAGTTTAATGCTCCCAATAACGTCAGGGCTTTCATATATAGCTATGTTATTCTTACCAAATACTGCAAGTTGTCCGTAAAACGGAGCAACAGCTATAATGTCATCTTTGTCCCAAACTTTTTTTAGGTCTATAGAACCACCACCACTAGATAAAGTGTAATCATCAGAATCTAATATAGCAGAATAATGTAATACATCTTTTTCTTCTTCAACACCACCAACCCACATACGACCATAAGCTCCTGAGCCACAGCTAGGTTTAAACTCACCTGATGTTACACTGGGAGGTCTAGTAGCATTATCAAAAGCTGCCCATCGTGAGCCAGAACTTTGTGAGCCATCGTATCTTTGAGGTACAACTCCTGTGTGTATACAAGTAAGTCTTTCGTTAAAGTTTATAAACTGCCAATCTCCTGTTGTACTACCCACGGTATGCTTAACATCAGCACCACTACTAGGAAAAGCAGCATTAGGAGTTGTAAAATCAATTGTGTAAATACTAGTACCGTGACTAGCAAATATTTTATTAGTACCTTGGTCATTGTGTTCTACAATAGAATTAATAGATGTACCAGAAGGTACGACTTTTTGTTTTAATCCTTTACGAAAAGATATTCTTCCTGACTCCCTTAATACTATATTGTCTGCTGATGTAAGGTAAGAAGGGTCTAATGAATTAGGATTGCTTTGTGTATTTAATCCGTTAATACCAAAGTTTGGTAATGGTTGTGATATGAGTTGCTTAGCCATTAGAGAACATACCAGTCTTGTTCATATCTGTTGTGACCACCATCTATTATAATAGCTTGTCTTAATGAAGCTGCTGCTTCTTCCGCAGCTAATGATGATTGTGTTCCACCGTCTTCTCCTCGTTCTGCTAGAGCACGAGCCCAAGCTCCAAGTATTACTGGTTGAGCAGGTATTTTAAGTGTTGTTGCTGCTAGTGTTAAACTATCTTGATACTTGACTATATCAAAAGATATTGTTTCTGCTGCTGTAGGCACAGGTGATAAATCTACTTTTAAATTACCAGAAGTATCTATACCATTAAAACAATAATGGTTTGGTTGACCACTAGATTCTGTTGGATACTTTGTAGTATTCATATAATGTTTTGTTACTGCAGACAAACTATCTCCGGTACTTTGATTAGTAACATCTAATACTTGAAACTCTTGACCAGAACTTAAATTATAGTTTTTAGTTCCAGACACTGTAGCTACATCTACCGTTTCTCTTAGAGCCATCCAGTCGTGGAAAGATTCTACATTTCTTTTAGAATCATTAACTAAAGAACCAATAACTTTTTGGTAAGCCGATATAGTAATACTGTCATTAACAGCACCTGACCAATCTGAAGTAATAGTGTCTTCTCTTAGTCTTATTAATACTTGATTTATTAATTCTCTGTATGTCATTTACTTTCCTTTTGCTAGTTGAGCTCCAAAGTAAAACTCAATAATCATTGTAGCCCATCCAAAGATTTCATCCATCTTTAAAACTGAGCCTGCTTGTATTTGTATGTACTCTACTACATCTGGTGTAAATTGAATACCAAAAAAACTAAATCCTTCTATAGTATTAGGTATTACTGTTGGCACATTAAAGAACACAGGTGCTACTTGTGTAAATATAATTAATGCTAGTATGACAAATATAATAACTCGTCTGTTAAGTGCAGCCATTGGACTCTCTTTGTCTGCTCTATCTCTAGCTTGATTAATAGAATCATTGCGTGCTTGCAAGTTCTGTATCATTAACTTTTGGTTTTCTGATGCTGCTTGACTCTTAAGTGCAAACAATTTAGCTACAAAACCTAATGCTATTGGCGCTACATTTGTTAATAATGCTATCATAATGCTAACCTCACCGCTTCTATAATTCCTATTTGTGTTACAAAATAATAAAGTAATGCTCCATAGACACCCCATTTAATTTGCATTAAAGAAGTATTTATTTTAAGAATACATTTATTAGTGTCATCTATTTTACTAAATAATTTACCTATTTGTGATTGATGTCTATCTAACTGCAACTGTATGCGATTAAGTTCTTGGTCCACAGTCATTCTCCTACATTTTTCATAGCTACTCTGTGAGCTTCAGTAAAACTTAAACCTTTGTTCATAAGTCTTTTCATCTCTTGCATATGTTTCTTGCTGTGATGTTTCTTATGTTTATCTAGAGTAGACAGTTGTCGTTTAGTGAGTGCCATTACTTTCTCTTTTTACCATTACCTTTAGTTTTTTTATAAGGTTTGTTACCATATCCCATAATATCTCCTTAGTTTGCTAGTGGATTGTCTAATGATTCTTGTATCCGTTTGTTTATATCCTCTTTAGTTTTCTCTACTTTTATTTCAAATCTATCTAACTTTGTATCATAGTTAGTAAGTTTAGTATCTACTGATTGTAACTTAGTATCTACTTTAGATTCTAAAGACCATTGGCTATTGCGTAGGTCTGTCATATCTTTTTTAAGTTCTATCTTTATAGCATTAGCGTGCTCTTCAATTCTGATTACATCTGATGATGTCTTTTGCATTGCTCCTGCTATAGCGTCAAGGTCCAAATTTGCGATTCCTTCGACTTTCTGGTACATAAGAAAGCCACCATATAGAGTACCAACAATCGTTGAAATAAAAGCAAATGCTGCAACTATACTTGTACCACTTAAACGCAAACCGAATAGCTTTAACTTTCTATCTTTTATGCCTTCGCCTTGTCTTACTAATTCTTCTAAATCAGCCATTAGTTATTGAATGCTCCATTGTTCTGTAATTGTTTTAAGTATTCAATCTCTTGTTTTAATCTTTCTACTTCTAGCCTTCTTCTTTGTAGTTCTAATTGATAAAGCGTATTACAATTAATTCTTTCACTTGGACCATCTAAAGGAATAATAAGCCTAGCATACAATCCTATGTCTTTAGTCTGCGGATTATTACCTTCTTTCCCTATAATTGGCACAACAGCATTGTTAATTACACCTGTCATTCCAATCTCAAAGTTCGTGCTACCGCCTATAGCATTCTTACAATCTAAATCACCTGCTCTAATACTGTCCGAACCACTAACTGAACTAATGCTCGGCAACGAAAAACTCATTGAGTTACTGTCTGCTATTACCTGTGAACTTAGTAATAATAAAATTAACCACCGTTTCACTTAAACCTCGAACAAATCCTAGACTCTACAATTGGCTTAAAACTATCGTTACCTGTAAGTTTAGATGTTGTACAGATATACTCAGCCTCTTGTACATTGTTATCGCTAACATAAACATCAAATCTAACACGGTGTAAATGTTTTATATTAACTATCTTATACCTAGTAACAAACGGTATAGGTTGCCATTCTTTATTAAACACACCAATCTCATACCATTCTACATCGTTCCTTTTATTAAACACCTGCATTGTAGTCATCTTAGCAGTTGGTATAAACGACATTTTCCACTTGGGGTAAGTGGGTGTCATATCGTGTGCTGCTACACTACCACATAGCAACAACCACAGTATTACTGGGCGATACATTCTGCTACTA